TGATTTAGACGGAACTGATAATGCTATTACCATCAAACAAAATACCACAACAGGAAATAGTCCAACAAACAACTATTTTGGATTTCATATTTCAGGAAATAACAATACAGTAAAGTTTGGTCAAGGATATCATGTTTCAGATACAGGTAATTTTAATATAGACAATGATGATTATGGTGGTATGTATGTGAGATTAGATATACATGGTGATTATAACACATATATTGGAAGTCAAAGAAACGATGACTCAGGTGATACTATACAAGCATATGTAAATCTTTATAGTGACCACAATGATATCTACACTGCACAAAGACAAGGTGACCACTATCTTTCACTTACAACATATAATGATTATAATGAAGCATGGATAAAACAAGAAGGACAAGGTAGTCATTCAGCAACGATTACACTTAATGGTTCATATCCTACAGACTTAACTTTACTACAACAAACATCAACAAATCAATCATATACACTTTCGCAAGATTGTCAAACAGTTGGTGGTTGTAGTGTATCAGTAACACAGAATTAGTATTACACAGTATAACACTTTATGAAATACTTAACATCAATTTGGACAACTATTCTTTTAGGTATTACACTTTTGGGTATACGAATTGCTGATCCACAAATACTAGAAGAATTACGACTGAGTATATTCGATCAATATATTCAATCACTTCCAGTCGAACAATCAAATGATATTGTTCTCATTAATATAGGCGAAGAGTCTTTAGAAAAGTATGGTCAATATCCTTGGCCAAGACAATACTATGCTCAAATGATTTCTGATTTAAGAAATGCAAATGCTGGTATGATTGGTTTTACTATTATGTTTCCAGAAGCAGATCGATTTGGTGGAGACGAAGTCTTTGCATCGTGGGTAAAAGACAATGGTATTATATTAGCTCAAGATGCAGATGAGAATGGCAGATCAGAAAAAGCACCTTATGTTGGATATGCAACCTTTGGATATGCTGGTGATCCATTAGATTTTACATATCGATATAAAGGTTTAGTAACAAATATAGAATCTTTAGAATCAGGTGCATGGGGAGCAGGATTATTAAATGGAGCTCCAGAAGTAGATAATGTTACAAGAAGAATACCTCTTATGTCGCAAGTCAATGGAGATTTATATCCATCATTTGCTTTAGAAACAGTTCGAGCATTACAAGAAAAGAAATCTTATACAATTAAATTAAATGAATTAGGTATAGAGCAAATCATATTAAGACCATTTCAAATACCTACGGATGAGAATGGAAGTATATGGCTTAAATGGAATACTCAATTTGATGAGATAGAATATAATGGTAATCCTATACCGAACTTAAATGGTAAGACAGCTATTGTTGGAGTAACGGCAAAGGGTATTGTTCCTCAAACAGCAACTCCATCTGGTCTTCTTTATCCACATCAGCTTCAGGCTTCGGCTCTTCAGACGATAATATCGGATTCTCCCATATCTCGTCCTCAGTGGACTTTTCAAGCGGAAATAGGTCTAATTCTAATTGGATCTCTTTTGATTGTTTTGAGTGTATACTATCTACCGATTTGGTTATCATTTGTACTCTTCTTCTTGACATCGACTGCCGCAACAGCTTTGTCTTATTATGTCTGGAACGAATTTTTGATACTCCTCGACTTATCAGCTTCTCTAATAATATATATACTTTTACTCACCTCAGCGAGTTTCAATAATTTCTATAAACAATTTGTATTACGACAACAAATAAAGAAACAATTTGGTACTTATGTATCTCCTGATCTTGTAAAGCAATTACAAAAAGATCCATCACTCTTAAAGCTTGGTGGTGAAAGAAAAGAAATGACATTTATGTTTATGGATATCTGCGGGTTTACTCCAATATCAGAACATTATAAAAACAATGATGACCCAGAGGGGTTAGTAAATCTTATAAATAATTATTTAGATACTATGACAAAAATCGTTTTAAAGAACGGTGGAACCATAGATAAATTTATGGGTGATTGTATCATGGCTTTTTGGAATGCTCCCTTAGATTGTGAGGACCATGCCGATAAAGCTGTACAAACATCTATAGAAATATGCGAAGCAGCAGATGAACTTATACAACAACTTGAAGAACAAGGTTTACCTAGGATTGATATTGGTATTGGCATCAATACCGGTACATGCATCGTCGGAAACATGGGATCAGAAACTCGATTTGACTATTCCGTCATTGGAGATGCCGTCAACCTTGGCGCTCGACTCGAAGGACAAACTCGCAATTATGAGGGGATTCGAGTGCTGTTGGGACCAGAAACTTATCGATGCTGTCCATCAAGAACATTTTCTGAAGTCGATAGAATCCTCGTTAAAGGAAAATCCGAGAAAGTTACAATATACACGCCAATTATCAATTAAAGATCCAATTCATCCAGCAGTATGGTATTCATTCTTGGCTTTACAAATAGCTGATATAACCACAACAGTAGAAGGTATGAAATGGGATTGTGTATATGAAGCAAATCCTTTATTACCTGATATTCCTCATAGAGATAGACTAATATTACATAAGCTTTTATTTTTAAGTCCTCTTGATGCAATGTATCATGATAATATGTTACCCTATAAAGATATGTTTTTTCCATATCTTTTGACTACATACGTTGTTTATAATAATTTAAAAGTCATTGATAGAGCAGAAAAGAACTGTCAAAAAAGATAGAACAACACTTTCTCACAAATTTTTTCACTTTTTTTCACAAAAACCGTTTACATTTCCGTCAGATGTGGTATAATAGTACATATGATAAGGAATAAAAATATAATATTTGACGTAGATGGAACAATCGCTGATTGTAATCATAGGCGTAAATTTGTAGATGGATCTCAGAAAAAAGACTGGGATGCGTTTAGAGATGCAACTCATTTAGATACTCCAATACAGCATGTTTGCGATATGGCAAAACAACATGTTGCTGATGGAGATACTGTAATGTTTGTATCAGCAAGAAATCAATCTCAAAGAGATATCACAGTAAAACAGATTCAAGACTGGATTGGTATAGATCAGCCAGTATTATTTTTAAGACCAGATGGAGATTTTAGATCTGATGACGTCTTTAAGAAAGATGTATTAGACGTTGTAAGAGATATAATCGGTGGAAATCCAGATGTTGTATACGACGACAGAAATCAAGTTGTTGACATGTGGAGAGCAAATGGTGTAAATTGCGTACAAGTTGTACCAAGAAATCAAGGAGACTTTTAATGAGGCCCGTTCGTCTAGTGGTTAGGACACATGGTTTTCATCCATGCAACAGGAGTTCGACTCTCCTACGGGTCACCAATTTTAGAAATGTTACAGCTATGTTACAGTTGTGTAACAATTGTGTAACAATTCACCTGCAACCGTTTACATTTGCAGAGAATGTGGTATAATAGACATATAATATTTGATAAGGAGTTAAAATGAATAAATTAGTAATCCAAACACAATATCTCGAAAACTACGGAGATAGATCTAATCCATACATGAAATTCAAAGGTGGTAACACTTACGTGTACAAAACATCTGAGGATTTAGATCAAAATCAAGTTGCAACAATTGTTGCTCAATTTAAACCATCACTTGTGGACTTAGAATCATCTAATGGTGGTTGTGAGGAATTCATACTTTCTGCTAAAGTAGTTCCTCTATCAGAAAAAGTCTGCGAAGACTGGGAATCTGAAATCGAATTTTCTTTCGATACTTCTACACTGTATCCTACAGTAAACTTCATCAAAATCGTTGACAATCGCGAAGATGGTTGGATGAGAAAAGAAATCTTAGAACAAACTGAAACTTGGAGCTTTGTACCTGGTCAAGGTAATGGCTCTAGAGCAAATTACAATTCTGAATTATTAATGAATGATGGAGACATTATCAATCAAAAAGAGCTTGGAGCTTGGATTGAAGTTAATGCTCCAGTCAAATCAGAAATAGCAAGAGACATACAATTTTAAGGAGTGATTATGGAAAGATATGTACTAACAACTGAAATGTTTATCTACGCTGAAAATGAAGCTAAAGCAAAATCTCTAGCAAAATACATTGAAGGCAAACAAAGAAAGATGTATGACAATCAATGTCATGCTACAAGTTTAAACTCATGTGACTTTGGTAGATTACCAAGTGACACTAACTTATTACAGGAGAATATATAATGGTAATGAATTTTGAACACATTGCAACAAGAACTCCATATAACTGCGATATGCATTTATCTGACAGAATAATGTGGGCTCTTGGATTTGAGAACTATGTCATAACAAACATTATGAATAGATATGAAATCACTTGGTTTGATTTCGATTTTAATGGTGTAACTACATCTAACTATATTTGGAGAAGGAGAAAAACTAATGGCTAAATCTAAAAACGATTATACATTCGATGATATTAAAGCAATGTTATTGAAAGAAAAAGAAAAATATGACTTTGAACAAACTGTAAAAAAAGTTTATAGTAAACCAAAGAACTACTATAATAAACTTTCAGCTTCAACAAAGAAAGCTGCTCATCAATCACCTGGTGGATTAGATCTTCATAAAGATGAGAATAGACATTACACACAGGAAGAAACTTCAAGATGGATGGAAGGAACATCATATTTTGAAAATTATCAAGCAATGAAAGGACAGGATAGCTATGAATAATGTTATGAGAAGAGTCATTGCGTTAAGAGAAGCTCGTGATAGAGCTCAAGATCCAGACTTTAAATTACTTTGGGATCAAAAGTTAAGAGAATTAATTAAACTTGCAGAAACAGGAGGAGCTAAAAGTGGGACAATACAATGATAAAGTAGAAAGACAAAGACTTCTATTAGAAGCAGAGAAATGGGCAAAAGGTGTTTCAGGCATCCATGCTCATAGTATTAGTAGTATGTGGTATGATAATAGACCACAAGATACAGAAGATGGTAAGGGCGTTGTTGATAGAAGTTTTAATAGTGGTCTTATCGAAAGAACGCTTGAAGATGGAGCAATAGTTTATTTTGGCGAAGAGCTTAAAGGAGATAAACTCATTGATGCGTATTCAAGACAAGTAACACCTAATGTAACTCAAAAAATTTTAAATTAATTGAAAAAAACAGTTTACATTTATCACAAACTATGGTATAATATAATCTAATTATGGGAATGACAAATTTTTACATGGGATCTCTAAGATACGATCCAACAGGAAGAAAAAGAAAAAATCACGCAGCAAATCGTATACGTAAAAAGCCAGTTGAGTTCAAGACATCAGTCGCTCAAAAAACTCAATTGCAAATGTTACGTGAACAGCAAGCAAAACAATATAAATCTCTTATGGAAGAATATATGGCTAATGGTAATTACCATGAGATTGCTGGTGATTGTTCTCGTAAAGAGAATCCTGTCTATACAGGTACTTTAGTAAAAGGTATTGCAACAATGCATAAGTCAAATGCAGTACCAGTTATTTCACAACAAGAAGCTGAAGATATCAGCAAAATGAGAAGAGGATGAGTAAATTGTTAGCATTAATAGAAAATTTAGCAATTGGAATAATTAAATTTTTTGTTTATTCATTAATTCTATTTTGGATAATTGGCTTTATAATTAGCTTAGTATATTTTTTTGGAGGATAATTATGGAATATTTATTAGCGACTTTAATTACATCAATTGCAGCACTATTTGCTTATGGAAGCTTTCATATTGCTGAAGAACAAAGAAGAGGAGAATACATTCCATTCTTCTGGGAAAAAAAGACTAACAAAGTATTTGATAAATCAGATATTGAATACACAGATGGAGACAACACATAATGGATATAAGCGAAATCATGTCTAGGCTCGACGATATAGAAGCTAAAATCGATAAATTAATAGAAATTAAACAAAACAAAGAATACACTATAGACTATTATTCATCTCATTGGGATGATAAAAGTGGTAAAAGAGCAGAAGTCTTTCGTAGAGGAGACGGTGAATGGGGAGTAGAATATTATATTAAAGATGCTCATGATAAAACCGAAATCTATGAAGGTAAAAGCGAAGCTTATGCAGAAAGCGCAGCAGAAAATTATGTATTAGGAATCAAAAATGTTTAAGATCAGACTACGTACACCACAACTCCTTATCATTATATGTAGTCTGGTCGCCCTTACAAATTGCGCAGGGTCAATGGAGCTGAGACAAGTACCGGAAGGAGAAATTACCACCACAACTTCTGGTACATCAACTCCTACAACTAACTCAGGTAATACATCAAGCTCAAATACGGGAGGAAGTAATGGCTAAAGTAAAGAAAAGAGGACCAAGTTTAGACGATAAGTATCTCGGTCCTGAACCACTATTTACTGAGGAATCAGAATTTACACAAGCAGCCTGGTCAAAAGCTGCTCATTGGTATAACTATTTTTATAAATCAAAAGACTATATGCCATCTACATTACAATTTGCTGTAGATTATATGGGATTTGATAAGAAGAAACTTTCAGTTCTTAAAAGAATAAAAGATTGGAAGTTCATGTCAGTAAATAAAAAGATTAAATTACTTTATCGTGGTTGGAAATATTCAGAAGATGAGATTGAAACCATTAAAGCCTTCATGCAAGAAAAATATAAAGAAGGTCTCAAAGAAAAGAAAATTGAAGAAGCTCAAAAAGCAGCAATAGTAACTATTACTCCAGCGGAAAGAACAAGAAGAAAAGTAATGGATACGATTTACCACGACTGGGATAGCGAAATCGTTGAAGGTTGGTTTGATGAAAACTATACTCAAAAATTCAGTGCTTATAACAGATTTAAAATGCATGGATTAAAAGGTAATGCAATTAATATATTCAAAGCTCTATTAGATGAAGAGTATCAGAATATATCAGATGCTTACAATAAAACATGCGAACAATGTGTGGAAGCTTATTCACATATCTCTAAAGGAAATAAAAGAAAGATTATGAAACAGTTTGAAACTGTATTTGAAGATCTTGAAAGATTAAGAGATTCGTTTAAAGCTACAAGAACTCCACGTACAAGAAAACCAAAGTCATCAGATGCGCAAGTTGCAAAGCTACAATATTGTATAGAAGATATTGATGCTAAACTTACGTCAATTCAACCAATCCTGATACCAGGAAAAGCTAAGCTCTTTGTTTATAACAGAAAGAATAGAAAACTTATTCAATATGTCACTGAATCAACAGCTGGATTCGAAGTATCAGGTACATCAATTAAAAACTTTGATGAGAAATTAAGTAAGCAAGCAACATTGAGAAAACCTGATGAAGTATTACCACAAATACTTAATAAGACTGAAAAGCAAATTGAGAAAGTGTGGGATACGATTACTACTAAAATAAATAAACCAACAGGAAGAATTAACTCTGACTGTATTTTAATGAGGGTATTTTAATGTTATCAGTAGGAGAAAAGTTCCCTGAATTCTCGCTACAGGGAATTGATAAAAACAATCAATTTGTGAGAGTAGGCGTAGAAGAAAGTTATCAACCTTTGAAAAAAGATTGGACTGTAATTTACTTCTATCCAAAAGACTTTACCTTTATCTGTCCAACAGAGATTGCTGGTATGGATGCATTAGTAGAAGATGCTAATGTAATAGGTATAAGTGGAGATAATGAGTTCTGTAAATTAGCATGGAAGAAAGAAAATGAATTGATAGGTAATATTAATCATACTCTTGCAGCTGATTGTGGATTAGGTTTATCTCATGCATTGGGTATTGTCAATGAAGATGAAGGTGTTTGTTACAGAGCAACCTTTATTATTGATAAGAATTCAGTCGTGCAACACGCATCAATTAATGCTTTAGATACAGGTAGAAATGCTAATGAAGTATTAAGAACATTAAAGGCATTACAAGCCGGTGGATTAACTGGTTGTGCTTGGGATGAAGGTGATGAATTTGTCGGTTGATCCTCTCAAAGCAAAAATCATGACGAGAAAAAGATTCTCTGCAGCAGTGGAGAATCTTGTCGCTCAAGGTAATGTAACGTATATCGATGCTGCTGCTTATGTAGTTGAAGAAAGAGGTTTAGATTATCGCAATCTTAAAAAACTTCTTACTGATTCTCTTAAGCAAAAGATCGAAGCAGAAGCAGCAAGTCTTAATCTTTTAAGAGAAAAGAAAGGTAATAAACTGCCAGTATGAATGATCCTTTTGAGTCATATAAGTTATATAACGCATTAAAACTTCATTTTGAATCTGATTCATATGACGCTTTAAAATATAACTTTAAGACTTCAGTAAAGGCAACATCATTCTTTAAAAGAAAAGATAAGTTCTTCTTCGCGAAGTTAGCAAAAACTTATGAAAAGGATTTGAAAGAATTCTATATTGCTAACTTTAAAAATGATGTTAAGTATGTCGGTGATATGCTTAACGAAGGTGGTGAAAGATATTATCGTGACCATAAAAAAGTTATGGAATCTCTTTCATATCAGTTTGAAAATGATATAAATAAACTACATGATATGGATGTAGAATTTGATTCTCTTCTTGAAGCAGAAGAAAATAATCATCCATTGATAGTTCGTCTTTGGATGCAAGATGAGATACTCTTAGAGACTGTCGTAATCTTGGATGCATTGACTGGATTTGTAGAACGTGAAAATAAAAAGATATCAGATACAATTATTT